GGTGAAGAGTTTACTTCAAGAAAATAAGGTGGTTTACTATCTCTATTCTTACTAGGTATAAAATCAACAGCAGTCCAATAACCACCAACTGCCTTAGCAGCCTTTAAACTTTCTTCTATTTCTAGTTCAGTTAATTTAATCTTTTTAGGTACTGAACCTTGCGATACATTTGACCTGAAATCTCCTTCGATAACTGGTCTTGCCATAGCAGCTAATACTTTACCACCTAATACATGTACTCTGACATCATATTCTGTCTTAATATATTCTTGTATCAATAGGTCAGCGTCTTCATCTTGTTTGTGAATAAGTTGCACAATAGAATCTAAACCTTTTGGACTATCGACAAACAATACACCAACACCTTTACTACCTCTCAATGTTTTCATAATAAGAGGAAACTTAATACCTGATTCTTCTACTTGTTCATTAGATTTTTCGGGGTCACTAATTAACTTGGTCAATGGTTGTGTTAAACCATAATCTGCAAGTCTTAATGCTGTTCTATATTTGTCTGCACAAATATTAATTGTAGTTCTTGGATTTACAAGTGTTGCATTGGCTCTTTCAAGTATAGACACAAGGTCTAACCAACTATCTTTTCTTGTAATACTACCACGAACAATAGCAACTGTCATGGCACCAACTTCAAAACCTTTTTTGTCGTCTTTGTTATGAAATCTACGAACACCGTCCTCTAAAGTTGTATAACCACCAGTAAGTTTGAAGAGGTAAAACGGATAGTTTAACTTCTTACATTCTTCTTGTAGTCTATCGGCAGTATGAAATTCTTTTGCATTATCTGGCTCATCTGTAATGATAAGCAGACGCAAAAACTTTTTATCGCCTGTAGCCTCTTCTAGGTAATTTTTAAACGGTTGTACTTGCACTTTTACTATCTTCTGGTTTTTTGCCTATATTATATTTAGCGACCATATTCCATTCACTCTTCTCTTTAAATGGTAATACTTTGATTTGACTTAATGGTGCCTTGTTTTCAACTAAAGAAGTATTAACTACCTCTATTAAATTCCAGTCTTGTAGTAATAATGCTATTGTATTTCTTCTTTGTATATCGTTTTCTGTTAAAGTAGAGTTCTTACCATCAAGGGCAAATAACTCCTTGAAGTGTGTAATGTAATATTTACCTTGTTTGTGTAAAATATGACAACTCTGAAATAGTGTTTTGTCTTTACGACTTGCAACACCAATTCTAGTTAGGGTTTCTCTGACTTTTAGAAAATCGTCCGGTTGCTTGATAGTGACTTCTAGCATATCACTTTGCGACCAATTTATAGTATCTTCACTCATTTTTTTCTCCCACCTTTTTTCAGGCCAATTTTTATAAATTCAATTTGGTCGTCTGAAAGTAGGTTAAGAGCTTCTTTAGCCTTTTGATTACTATAACCATAATACTCTTTTATTACTTCAAGGTCTTTGACTTTCTTTTGTGATAGCCACTTCCCACCAAATCGCTTCTTCTTTCGGATACTATTTATAAAATAGTGGAATTGCATCCGTTTTGGTAGGAAATGTAATCCATTCATCTCGTTACTATGCATGATTGTATCATAGAACATAGACAAACATCTGTTAATGATAAATGTAGGATACTTTTTCTCCCACACAATATCATCTGTGTCTAGTAATGGTTCTTTAGTTTCATTGATAGCTTTAAGATAGTCTTTCAATTCATACATGATAGACCTCTATTTAAACTTACAATTAGCCATAATCTCCGTCAAACACGCAACCATATTAATCTCTTGGTCTGCCACAAAAGCAGACTTGTACTGGTAACCAGCAATGATTAATATTGATTGAGGTATAGAAGAAGCTTCTAAAGCATTATACATTAGTTCGTATATGGTAGTAAACAATGATGATGGTTCTTTATCAAGATTGTCAATAACCCATTTACGCATGTCATTAAATCTTTTTTCTTTTAAGACTTTGACAAGTTCTTTTGTATTTGCTTCAGATAAACTAAACAAAATACCACTATCAATCTTACCTCTAACGGAATATCTTTGAAGTTCATTGATAGTCCGTCTGAAATCAGGATAGTATTTTTGTATTAGTTCAGCCAATACTTTGTTATCATATTCAACTTGCTCATCATCAAGGACTTTACCAAGTCTTTTTAATAATGCCTGTGCTGTCTTGACTTTCTGTCCGTTCTTGATAGCAAAGTCGATTACGGTACATCTACTATGTAAAGCAGGTAAAATCTTGTTCTTGTAATTACAAGTAAAGATAAATCTACAATTTTTGTAAAATGTTTCAATGAAGTTTCTTAAAGCAGGTTGTACTGATTCGGCATTCATATAGTCTGCCTCGTCAATAATCACCACTTTATGATTTGAATGTTCAGTTAATGATACGGTAGAAGCAAAGTTCTTAATCTTGTTTCTTAATGTATCAATCTGACGGCCTTCATCTGAACCGTTTATGATAATATAATCTGCACCAAGTTCCTCACATAAGGCACGAGCAACTGTAGTCTTACCGGTACCTTGTGTACCAGCCAATAACAGATTAGGTATTTCTTTTTGTTTTAGAAATTCAGCAAATGTATTCTTAATGTCTTCACTTAATATACACTCACTAATTTTCTTTGGTCGATATTTCTCGACCCATAGGTATTCTGACATGATATAATCCTCAATTGTTTCATAATTTAAAATTCACTATCTGGCTCAATAGCAATCCAATACTGTATTGGTTTATTTCTATTGATAAAGTGAGATATCTTTTGTGAAGATATGGCTACATCATAATCATCTCTAATCATTTTAAAGTTTTCAGTTTTAAAATAAGCTTTAAAGGTCTTATCAGTTTCACCAATAATAAATGAATAGTCATTTGATGATGGTGTTTTCTTATCAGTAGCAACTAGTTTAATCTCTGAACCATCACCTGTCACAGCAATGTCTGGTAAATTAAGTGTCGTTACACCTTTCATTAATTTTTCAAAGACATCTTTTTTCAAAGAAAATGTTACATACTTATCAGGCATGGTAATCATTTTAGTCGGTGCAACTACAACCGATTTGTCTGCAAAATAATATTTAATTGCTTGTTTACTATTACTATCTTTAATGGTTAGATTTTGACCACCATTAAATGCAAGGTCTGACTTATCAAACAAGTCAACAGCCCTCAAAAATTCTGGTAAATCGTAGATAGCAAACTCTTGTTCAAACTTTTCTGATACATCAGCCTGTGCTAATATATTTTTTAGTGTTGAAATAGTTTGAAGTTGATTGCCTGGCTTAACCAAGATGTTCTGGTTAATATCTGAAAAGTTTTTCAGAATAGCAACTGTATCACTACTTATGTTCATTATATAATCTCCGTTTCATAATTAATTGGAGCGGAAGGATTGTACTGCCCAATCTTCTCTTGGTTGGAAACCAAGTGTGTTACTTTTATACTACTTCCGCATTTGTTCATGTTACACATAATACACTAAAGGCGTCCTAATGTCAAGCCTAGGACGCCAATAGTTTAAAATGTTATTTTATATTGATAGTTCTAGCTTTCTTATGGTCTGGAACAATCTTCTCTAAAGATACTTTTAAAAGACCATCTTTTAATTCAGCACCTTTAACTTCCATATCATCAGCAATTGTAAAGTGTTTCATAAAGTTTCTTTTAGCAATGCCTTTGTGTAATACACCGTCATTGTCTTCAACTTCTTTTTCATCTTTACTCTTTACTGATTCGATTTTAAGTACATTATCCTCGTAATTTACTGATACATCTTTCTTACTGTATCCAGCTAATGCCACCTCAATGTCATATGATAAAGAACCTGTCTTTACAATATTGTATGGTGGATATTTGTCCGCTGTCATATGTGGAATATGATTGTGTAAGTAATCAAGATGGTTAAACATCTCGTCAAACCCCACGGTAAACGGTTGTAAGTTACTAAAGATTGATTGAATTGCTTTGTGATTTGTCATTTTAATCTCCTTTTTTAAGCAAGTTAAATTTGATACCTCTTATGAGCGTATCATAGTTATTTATATAGTCATTATATTTCATATTTCAAGTGGTAGTTTTTTGTATATTAGAGGCTATAAAAAACTACCAAAATCGAGCCGCAGCTTAAGTTCTTTTGAGTGTTGAACCAGGCGCAAATGCCAAACAAACACATTTAGGTTAACGCTAGCG